TAAAAGCGCCAGAGCCTAATCCCAAGACTAAGGCAGATGAGGGGCGCAAGGCTTCATTTTGTGCAAGAATGGGTGCAGTAGCAGCCAACGCCAAGGATGGCGAACGCGCTAAAGCAGCTCTTAAACGATGGAAGTGTTAAATCATGGCAACCAAGCCTGGCCTTTATGCCAACATTCATGCCAAACAAGAGCGCATTAAAGCAGGCTCTGGCGAGAAGATGAACAAGCCTGGCAGTAAAAACGCCCCCACCGCCAAAGATTTTAAAGAGTCGGCTAAAACTGCGAAGAAGAAATAATCATGGCAAATACTAAGCCTATTGGCGTTGCATACGAAGATCAAAACATTATCAATGCTGATATTGTTAAGGCCGCCAACATCGCCACAACTGGCACGATTGGTTATGCGGCTGGCGCGTATACCACCGTAACGCAAACCAACAATAAGACCACAGCCGTTACAAGTAACACGCCTTCTGGCCAGATCATCACAGCCAACTCGCAATTGGCCCCTAGCGCCAACGCCGTATTTGTAGTAACTTGCAGCACTGTTAGCACCAAAGATGTTGTGGTGATCAGCGTGGCTTCAGGCGGCACTGTGGGTGCATACAATGTGTTTATTGCAGCCATCGCAGATGGCTCGTTTACTGTGGTGATTAAAAACATTACGAACAACGCTTATTCTGAGGCGTTGCATTTGAATTACGCTATTCTTCACACGGAGACTTAAATGCCACTCGTTAAATCTAAATCACCTGAAGCATTTCGCAAAAACGTAACTGCTGAAGTAAAATCTGGCAAACCCGTCAAGCAAGCTGTGGCCATTGCGTATTCAGTAAAGCGCGAAGCTGCTAAACCTGCAAAGAAGAAATAATGGCTGATCCAACCGGAATGGTCGCAGTAGCTAATGTGGCTGCTGGCGGCAAACCACCTAAGTCTGACTCGGACATTCTGACAACCGCCCGTGCGCGGTTGGACATGGCCGTTTCTGCGCTGGCTGAAAGCCGCGAAGATGAAATTGACGATCTGCGTTTTTATGCTGGCTCGCCTGACAACCACTGGCAGTGGCCTGCTGACGTTTTGGCCACTCGCGGCGCGGTGCAAGGTCAGACCATTAACGCACGCCCAACGCTGACGATCAACAAACTGCCGCAACACGTTCGTCAAGTGACGAATGATATGCGTCAGAATCGCCCAGGCGCGAAGGTCATTCCAGTCGATGACGATGCTGATGTGGAAGTGGCTGACATTTTCAACGGCATGATTCGCCACATTGAGTACATTTCTGACGCTGACGTGGCATACGACACGGCCTGCGAGAATCAGGTGGCTTACGGCGAAGGTTACATCACGCTGTACACCGAATATTGCGAAGAAAATACGTTCGATCAAGACATCAAGATTGGCCGTATCCGCAATTCTTTCTCGGTTTACATGGATCCGCTGATCCAAGACCCAACTGGCGCAGATGCTAAGTGGTGTTTTATCACAGAAGACTTGACCAAAGCAGAATACGAGCGCCAGTACCCCGATGCTGCGCCTATTTCTACGCTCCAGTCCCTTGGAGTCGGTGATCAGTCAATCAGCAACTGGCTGAACGAAGACACAGTGCGTATCGCTGGTTACTACTACATCGACTACGACAAAACAACGCTGAATTTGTACCCTGGCAACCAGACTGCCTTTGAAGGCACGCCTGAAGACAAGATGCTCAAGGACATGTTTGGCAAACCAGTCAACAAACGCATGTCTGAGCGCCCACGGGTCAAGTATTGCAAGATCAATGGCTACGAAATCCTCGAAGAAAAAGAGTGGGCTGGCAAATGGATTCCTGTGATTCGTGTTGTTGGTAATGAATTTGAGGTTGATGGCCGTTTGTATGTGTCTGGCTTGGTGCGAAACGCCAAGGACGCACAGCGCATGTACAACTATTGGGTTTCACAAGAAGCCGAGATGCTGGCCTTGGCGCCAAAAGCGCCATTTATTGGCTACGGTGGCCAGTTCGAAGGCTACGAGGACAAGTGGAAGACAGCCAACACAAACAACTGGCCTTATCTGGAGGTCAATCCTGACGTTACAGACGGCCAAGGCGCAGTCTTGCCACTACCCCAAAGGGCACAACCGCCAATGGCCTCTACGGGCCTTTTGCAGGCCAAAGCTGGCGCATCTGAAGACATCAAGTCCACAACTGGCCAATACAATGCCAGTTTGGGCATGGGTTCTAACGAACGCTCTGGCAGGGCTATTTTGGCTCGCCAGCGTGAAGGTGATGTCGGTACTTACCACTACGGTGACAACTTGACCCGCGCCGTGCGCCATGTGGCTCGTCAGTTGGTGGACTTGATCCCCAAGATTTACGACACTCAGCGCATTGCTCGCATCATTGGTGAAGACGGCGAAACGAAAATGGTTAAGATCAATCCTGACCAGCCCCAACCCGTCAACAAGATTGTCAATGAACAAGGAATTGTCATTGAGAAGATTTACAACCCTGGTGTTGGCAAATACGATGTGGTGGCCACAACTGGCCCAGGCTACGCAACCAAGCGCCAAGCGGCATTGGAAGCGATGGCGCAGCTGTTGCAAGGCAATCCACAATTGTGGTCTGTGGCTGGTGACTTGTTTGTCAAAAACATGGATTGGCCTGGCGCTCAAGAGATGGCCAAGCGGTTCCAGAAAACCATTGATCCCAAGTTCTTGTCTGATGATGAGAACGATCCAGCATTGCAGGCAGCGCAACAACAAATTCAGGCGATGGGCGCTGAAATGGAGCAAATGCACCAGATGATCCAGAATGTCGGCAAATCAATCGAGATGCAGGACTTGGAGCGCAAAGAATTTGAGACTCAGATCAAAGCGTATGATGCCGAAACCAAGCGTATTGCTGCGGTTCAGGCCGGTATGACTGAAGAACAAATTCAAGACATTGCAATGGGTGTTGTTGCGGCGGCGATGGAGTCGCAGATGGCAATGGTTCCAATGATCCGCGATGAAAGTCCTGAAGAACAACAAATGATGCCCCCCGAACAACAAATGGGAATGCCACAATGAAAGCCGCAGACTTTATCGGAATCTTATTCCTAGCCCGTGACGTGACGCACAGTGTTCACCTGAACACCCGCAGTTACAGCAAACATGTGGCGCTCAACATCTTTTATGACCGCATTATTGGCGCGGCTGACGACTTTGCTGAAGCCTACCAAGGCCGTTACGGTCTAATTGGCCCTATCACCCTACATTCAGCTAAGAAAACGGCCAATGTGATTGAGTTTTTGCAAGATTCGCTTGCCGAAATCGAAGCCGCAAGATACGATGTATGTGATAAAACCGATACATCACTGCAACAATTGATAGATAATATTGTTGAGATTTATCTACGCACACTGTACAAGCTGAAATTCTTGGCATAAGGAAATATGATGGAACTACTTAACCCAATGAGCAAAGCGGATTTCCCCGCTTACACCGCAACTGCTGGCGCAAGTGCAGGCAACACAACCGCATGGGGCGCTGGCCCACAAGGCGTTTTAGTTTGGTGCGATGTGCCTTGCTATGTTGAAGTGGGCGTGGGTGCTGTTGCTACCAGCGCCAGCACACCAATTCCAGCTTACACGCCAATTCCTTTTGTTTTGACACTCAGCACAAGCGGCGCACCTTGGCGCGTCAGTGTTTTGCGAATTGGCGGCAGCGATGGTACTGCGTACTGCAAACCAATTAATAAACAATGAGCTTTGGTGTCGCCCTTCGCAATGCAGTAGGTCTTGGCCTAGGAGGCATTGTGTCTCTGTTTTCAGGCACGTTTGATATGGGTGCTTCGGTAGGTAATTTGCTATGCGAAAATGGTGACAACCTCGTCCAAGAGGACGGTGGACAAATTCTTTTGGAGTGACCTAAATGGCCGTATTTCTCTCCCCCGTGGGCGGCGTTGCGGCCCAGTTTTTTACAAATACTGGCGCAGTCTTGACTGGCGGTAAGTTGTACACATACCTTGCTGGTACAACCACGCCTGCAACTACATACACTACAAACGCAGGCAATGTTGCTCGCACTAACCCTGTTGTTTTAGATGCTGCTGGACGTGTTCCCGATGGTGGTGAAATTTGGATTTTGCCAATTTCATACAAGTTTATCCTAAGAGATTCAAACAATGTATTGATTGCGACATACGACAATATTTTTGGATCAGGCGCTTTTGCGGTAACAAATTACACAGGAAATGGGTTAACTGTTGGGTATTCAGTTTCAGGAAATGTGGTTGCTGTTTATATCAATGGCGTATATCAAAATAGAAATACTTATTCTGTTGCAAGTGGCACTTTGACATTTACTCAAGCACCACCTTTTAATTCGTTAATTGAAATTCTGTACAACTGATAAGGAATCATCATGGCAGATAAAAAGATTTCTGCGCTAACTGGCGCAACAACTCCTCTAGCTGGCACAGAAGTATTGCCTATTGTTCAATCTGGTTCAACTGTTAAGGTGGCAGTTTCTGATTTGACTGCGGGCCGAGCAATAAGTGCAACTCAAATTACATTAACAGCAGGAAATGTAATTCCTGCAAATGGTTATGGCGTGAATTTTGCCGCTACACCAGGCACAGGAACAAGTGAATTGTTTGCCGATTATGAGGAAGGCACTTGGACACCAAGTGTTGATGGTGGTTCTATTACGGGGACAAGCATTGTTTACACAGGAACTTATACAAAAATAGGCCGTGTTGTTTACATAAACTTAGCAATTGTTGCGTCAGTAAATGATTTAAGAGTTTCTTCTTATGTTGTTTTTGGCGGCCTACCTTTTTCTTTATTTGCAACCAGTTCAGGCAGCGTAACTAGCGAAGATATTGACCTTACCATTTCAAATGGTTTTGCTCAAGTTGGAAGTACTGTTTTGGTTCTTGGTGCGTGTGGTTCTCTTGCAAGCACGCAAAAATTATTTGCTACAGCTGTTGGATATGTTTAAGGAATAAAAATGGCACTTACAAAAGTTACATTTTCAATGATTGATGCAAACATTGTTAATGTTAAAGATTTTGGCGCAGTTGGTAACGGAAGTACAGACGACACAGCGGCAATCAATTTGGCTTTGGGCCAATGCAGTGGGATGCTTCTTTTTCCGCCTGGCAATTACTACATTAATGGTTCTTTAACTATCGTAAACAATAACACTCATTTAATTGGTAATGGGTTGGCTACTTTAACTCAACACGCAAACAACACCAATTTAATAAAAGGTAACAATCTTACAAACATCACAATTGAAGGATTGACTTTAATTGGCGTTGGTGTTGCTGATACGGCTTCAACATTAAACGCAAATGGTGACGGGCCTCTTGCTCAAGCGTTAGGCATACAAATTAGCAATAGCACAAACATTAAAATTCGCAACAATAGCGCTAGTTTTTTTAAGAATTGCGCTATCAGAACACGCTATTCTTCTGATGTTTGGATTCAAAATAACACGGTAGTTGGAACATACCCCGATCCATCAATTCCTACTGGCCCAACAGCATCGTCATACCAACAATTTGGTATTCATATTTTTGCTGAAGGTATTGCTGCTCAAGGTGAAGTTTATCCAGCTGATCCAACACAAATTGTTTTACACAATAACAAAAATATTTTTGTAGAAAACAACATTGTTAGTGACACAGCTATTGCTTATATGTTGTTCCCAGGCTATACCAATGTTGTATTTCAAGGTAACTCAACATTTGGCACATTGACGCAACACAGCGTTTATGCGTACCCGTTTAAAAATACTGTTATCTCTAACAATACTTTGGTAGCAGTACAAAACGCTGGTATCAAAATCTCAAACAACGAGCCAGTTTGGCCTGAAAACACAACAATAACAGGTAACACTGTTGAAAACTATGCTGCGCCAGGAATTAGCATAGAAAGTTTTGACCAAGCGTCGCCATCTGAATTGCCACAGTCCAGAATATTTTTTGTGAACATGGTGGTTTCAAATAATGCTTTCATGTCTGGTTCTGACATAGGAATTCGCGTTGAAGCGTGTGAAAGTGCTGTAATTACTAACAATTCAATAAGAGATTATTTAGTTGTTCCGACATCAAACCGACCCGCAATTGAACTATTAAATTCAGCGGGTATTGTTGCTAACAATTTGATTGTTAATTGTGATCAACCAGCTATAGGCATTTTGCCTATTTTTAACAGTTCAATCACGATTGACGGAAATGTGATGGAAGATACAAATTTATCTTCTGCAAGTTCTGTAATTTCTTTATCCCCCGTTGACGTAAGATCGTTTATTCCAAATACTTATTATTGGAAAAACACAGCTTTTAAAACGAGCGCTGGAAAAGTTTATCAAGTAACAACAGCTGGCATTACTGGATCAACTGCCCCAACAGGCACAGGAACAGGCATTACAACTGGAACAGCAGTAGTTGATTATGTTGGTACAACTTCAACAATAAGATCAAAAGTATTTGTTACTAACAACAAGATATTTCAATCTGCCGCGTGCCAAGCTGTTTATGCGTATGACATCAACCAACAACAATCAGATGTTGTTTTTACTAATAATATTACGCAAGGCAAAGGATTAGATAGCAGAATTTCTGGATTCATAAGTTCTTTTCATGGAAATAATGCATACAACCTTGCATATCTAAATATGCTTCGGGTTGAACAAACTGAAGGTACGCCAGGCAGACAAGTTTCATACAATGCTGCGCCTCTTACTACGGCATGGCAACCAGGCGATATTGTGTGGAATACTGCGCCTACTGCGGGCGGTACAGTTGGGTGGGTTTGTGTCACAGGCGGCACACCTGGAACTTGGAAAACATTTGGCGCAATTTCTGCGTAAGGAAAAATCATGGCACTTTTAAAAACAGTTTCAACAGTTCATGGCTTTGAAGCGGTCAATGCGTATCATCGTGTTGAATTTGTTTCGTTAGTAAACAAGGAACAAATTAATTTTTATGTCCGCAGTTATGTTGCAAAAGACAAACCATTTTTTACTGAACAAGTCTTATCTTGTGCTTATGCGCTAGAAGGTGAAAATCCTATTAAACAAGCGTATGAACATCTTAAAACCCTATCAGAATTTTCTGGTGCAACTGACTGCTAAAAAGGAAATATCATGGCTCTTGAAAAAGTTATCTCTGTCGATCTGATTGAAGTTATTGAAAACGGCTCAATTCAAGTTCGCACTAAAACTGCTATCAAAGAAGATGGCATAGAAATCTCTAGCAATTTCCATCGCCACGTTGTCGTGCCTGGTGCTGACTACAGTGCTGAAGATGCCAAAGTGCAAGCAATTGCCGCATCTATTCACACTGATGAAGTGATTGCTGCTTATCAAGCATCTATTGCACAACCAGAGTAATCTGGTGTAAGATTAAAACAACTGTATCGGCCCAGTAGACCGAGGAATCTTAGGATTCAGAAAAAATGACTCAAGAAGTCCAAGCCCTAGCGGAAGTAGACTCCGCGCCAACCACGGATGTGACGGCCACACCTGAAGTTGTTGAAAGTACGCCGGAAGTAGCTGAAACACAGCCAACCAAGACATTCTCGCAAGAGGAACTTGATGCTGCCATCGGCAAACGCCTCGCAAGAGAGCAACGTAAGTGGGAAAGAGAACAAGCAAATCGGTCTGCGGAAACGCAAATCGTGAAAGCAGCTCCGTCAGCATCCGTTGACCAGTTTGAAAGCCCTGAAGCCTATGCGGAAGCATTGGCCTATCAGAAAGCTGAAGAACTGATTGCTAAACGTGAAGCGGCAAAGCAGCAGTCGCAAGTTCTTGAGAGTTATCACGACTTGGAAGAAGAAGCTAGGACTAAGTACGACGACTTTGAACAAGTCGCCTATAACCCTAAACTTCCGATCACAAACGTGATGGCAGAAACGATCCAGTCTTCAGATGTCGGGCCTGAGTTAGCGTACTATCTTGGCTCAAATCCTAAAGAAGCAGATCGCATCTCACGCATGTCGCCACTCAGCCAGGCGAAGGAAATTGGAAAGATTGAAGCCAAATTGGTTTCATCACCTCCAGTAAAGAAAACAACATCTGCGCCAGCGCCGATTTCTCCTGTCACCGCACGCTCCGCTGGAGTGTCGGCTTACGATACAACTGATCCTCGGTCTACCAAGTCCATGAGTGCATCAGAATGGATTGAAGCTGAACGCAAACGACAGATAAAGAAGTGGGAAGCGCAGAACCGCTAAAACTTTGACTTTTTTGAAAGGACTGAAATGTCTAATAGTATTCTGACGATCGACATGATCACCCGTAAGGCTCTCGAAATTCTTGAGAACAACCTTGTTTTGACCCGTAACGTGAACCGCCAGTACGATGACAGCTTCGCTGTTGAAGGTGCTAAGATTGGTTCCACACTGCGTATTCGCTTACCCGATCGCGCTTTGGTAACTGACGGCGCCGCCTTGCAAGTTCAAGACGACAACGAGCAGTTCACCACTTTGACCGTTGCCAGCCAAAAGCACATTGGTGTTAACTTCACATCTGCTGAATTGACCATGCAATTGGATGACTTCGCAGAGCGTGTGTTGAAGCCTCGTATCAGCCAATTGGCATCTTCTATTGATGCTGACGTGGCCAATGCGTATAAGTACATCGGTAACTCTGTTGGTACACCTGGCACCACTCCTTCTACTTCTTTGGTCTTGTTGCAAGCCCAGCAGAAGCTGAACGAGAACGCAGCTGTGATGTCTCCCCGTTACGCTACCGTGAACCCTGCTGCTAACGCTGGCTTGGTTGAAGGCATGAAAGGTCTGTTCAATCCTACAGACACTATCAGCAAGCAATTCAAGAACGGCATGATGGGCACTGGCGTGTTGGGCTTTGATGAAGTCAACATGTCTCAGTCTATCAAGCAACACACCACCGGCACTCGTGCTGCTACTGGTACTGTTACTGCCGCAGCTGTGACTTCTGAAGGCGCATCTACTTTGACATTGACCGTTGGTTCTGGCGAAACTATCGCTGTTGGTGACGTGTTCACCATCGCTGATTGCTACGCTGTTAACCCCCAGACTCGTGAGTCTACTGGTTCATTGTTCCAGTTCGTGGCTTTGTCTTCTTCAACAGCCACTACAACTGCTACCGTGACCGTTGCTCCGATCTACTCGGCTAATAACGCTTTGGCTACCGTGAACGCTTTGCCTGGTAACAACAAGGCTGTCGTGTTCGTTGGTGCTGCTTCTAGCCAGTACGCTCAGAACTTGGTCTATCACAAAGATGCCATCACTTTTGCAACTGCTGACTTGTTGTTGCCCCAAGGTGTTGACATGGCTGCTCGTGCCGTTCACAACGGTATCAGCTTGCGTGTGGTTCGCCAGTACGACATCAACAACGATCGTATGCCTTGCCGTATCGACGTTTTGTATGGCTACAACACAATCCGCCCACAAATGGGTTGCCGTATCTGGGGCTAATCTAGATTGGGGCTTCGGCCCCTATCTTCGTTCTTAACATTGAAAGGAAATTATCATGGCATTACCTAATGGCGCAGGCGGTTACCAAGTTGGTGACGGCAATCTGACAGAAGCTCAACTGACCGTTCAAACGGTTCCCACAACTTTGACTGCTGACACCACTTTGACTGCTGCTCAAGTTGCAGTTGGTTTGGTTGTTTGCAACAAAGGCAGCGATGCTACATTGACCGTGACTCTGCCCACAGCAGCGTTGCTTGATGCAGCCATCCCCAGCGCAAAAGTTGGTTCAGCTTTTGAGTTGACAATTTGCAACAACAACAACAGCGGTGCTTCATCTACCGTTCCTGTTACCACCGGCACTGGCATTACCATTTTTGGTTCTGTTACTGTCCCACGTTTCGGTGCTTACACATACCGTTTCGTGCGTACTGGTGACGCTGCCTACTCGGCTTTCTTGAAGTAATTAAATGAGGGCTTCGGCCCTCATTTTTAAGGAACTATCATGGCAAATAACCAACCAATCGGCGTAGCTTACTCCGATCCTGCTCTTGACTCTGCTCAGTTCAAACTGTACACAGTGGCAACTTTGCCTACTGCCTCTACTGCTTTGGCTGGCACACGCGCTGCTGTTAGCAATTCAAATGCTGCTTATACCGCTGGTATTGGCGCAACGGTTGTTGGCGGCGGTTCTTATGTCGTTCCGGTTTTCTGTAATGGCTCTGCTTGGCTCATCGGCTAAACCAAATGGGGGCTAATCACCCCCATTCTTAATAATGATCATATATCTTACTCATCCTATCCACGGCGCTAAAGTGGCCACTATGGATTTAGAAGCTGAAATGGATGAAAGAAATGGCTGGACTCGCTATAATCCTGACACGCCTTCTGAACCTGACGAAGCGGCTCCTGTGAACGTGCTGGAAGTTAAACGCCGTAGAAAAACCACTGTCGAGGCTTAAACATGACAACGTACACCGCTGGCCAACAAATCGAACGCGCTCTCAGGCTTCTCGGTGTGCTTGCCGAAGGTGAGACGCCTTCTGCGGCTACGTCTCAAGACGCCTTGATGGCGCTTAACCAGATGATTGATTCGTGGAATACAGAGCGCTTGGCTGTTTTTTCTACACAAGATCAAGTTTTTACATGGCCTGCTAGTGCGATTAGCCGCACTCTTGGCCCATCCGGCGACTTTGTGGGCAATCGCCCAATCTTGCTTGACGATGCTACTTATTTCAAAGCGCCAAATGGCGTGTCATATGGCATCAAGTTTATCAATCAACAGCAGTACGATGGTATTGCTGTTAAGACCGTAACGTCTACATATCCGCAAGTTATGTTTATTAACATGACGTTTCCTGATATTGAGATGTTTGTTTACCCACGTCCAACACAAAACTTGGAGTGGCACTTTATTTCGGTTGAAGAACTAAATCGCCCCGCTGATTTGTCTACGGTGTTGTACTATCCACCAGGCTATTTGCGTGCGTTTACATACAACTTGGCAATGGAGTTCGCCCCTGAGTTTGGTGTTGAACCAAGCCCACAAGTGCAGCGCATTGCAATGACTTCTAAGCGTGACTTGAAGCGCATCAACAATCCAGATGATGTGATGGCACTGCCTTACGCATTAGTCGCTAACCGTCAACGATTCAACATTTACGCAGGAAACTACTAACATGGCCACCATTGCAATTACCTCCCTCCCCGCCGCAACTGCTGCTGCTGTTACTGATGTCTTGCCAATTGTGCAATCAGGCACAACTAAACAAGTTACCAATGCGCTGTTGTTTACTAACGCAACATTGGTGACACCAAACATTGGCGTAGCCACAGGCACAAGCCTAACCACTACTGGCGCTATTGTGTCATCTGGCACTGCTGGAGTGGGTTATGCCACAGGCGCAGGCGGCACAGTAACCCAAGGTTCAAGCCGCACCACAGGCGTGACAATCAACAAGCGTTGCGGTGCGATTACCATGTTCTCTGCGGCTGGTTCTGCTACTGCGACTACGTTTACCGTTACCAACAGCACAGTTAGCGCAAATGATGTAATTATCTTGAATCAAGCATCAGGCACTAACCTATATGATTTGTTGGTTACAGCAGTAACTGCTGGTAGTTTTAACATTACTTTCTTGACCACTGGTGGCACAGCTACTGATGCCCCTGTAATTAACTTTGCTGTGATTGACGGCGTTGTTGCTTAATGAAAACGCCCATCCTTGGCTCTACTTATGTAGCGAGGTCTGTTAATGCGGCAGACGCTCGGATGGTCAATTTGTTTCCAGAAATTGTCCCAGAGGCCGGTAAAGAGCCTGCGTTCCTAAACCGCGCTCCTGGTTTAAAATTACTTAACACTATTGGCAACGGCCCTGTCCGTGGCATGTGGGCGTTTTCGTCTAGCGACAGCACAGCTTTTGTTGTTTCTGGCACACAACTTTACAAAATTAACACCTCGTATGTTGCCACGCTAATTGGCACGGTGGCCGGTATTGGCCCCGTCAGCATGGCTGACAACGGCACGCAGTTATTTATCGCAGCCAATGGCCCTAGCTACATCTACAACAACACGACAAACGCTTTTGGCCAGATCACTGACCCTGACTTTCCTGGTGCTGTGACTGTTTGCTATTTAGATGGTTATTTTGTGTTTAACGAACCAAACAGCCAAAAATTGTGGGTGACTGCGTTGCTAGACGGCACGTCCATTGATCCACTTGACTTTGCCAGCACAGAAGGCTCTCCAGATGGCTTGATCGCCGTGGCTTCTAACTTCCGCGAGGTATGGGCGTTTGGTACTAACTCCATTGAGGTCTGGTACGACTCTGGCGCAACAGACTTTCCTCTGCAACGCATCCAAGGCGCGTTTAACGAGTTAGGTTGTGCTGCCCCTTACTCGGTTGCCAAGATGGACAACGGCCTGTTCTGGCTTGGCCGTGACCGCCGTGGCCAAGGTATTGTTTACCGCGCCAATGGTTACACCGGCATTCGCATTTCAACCCATGCGATTGAGTGGCAGATTCAGCAATATGCTGATTTGTCAGATGCTATTGCTTATACATACCAACAAGACGGCCACAGTTTTTATGTGCTGATTTTTCCTAGCGCCAATACAACATGGGTTTATGATGCTGCCACACAAGCCTGGCATGAGCGTGCAGGCTTTGCCAATGGCGAGTTTACCCGTCATCGCAGTAATTGTCAGATGTCGTTTAACAACAAGATTGTTGTCGGCGATTTTGAGAACGGCAACATTTATGCGTTTGACCTAGACGACTATTCGGACAACGGCGGCATTCAAAAATGGCTACGCTCATGGCGTGCATTGCCTACTGGCACTAATAACCTCAAGCGCACAACCCAACACATGATGCAATTGGATTGTGAGTCTGGCGTTGGTTTAAATTCTTTTCCTGGTTATGAAAGTGAAAACATAGATACTGAGTCGGGGCTAAATCTTGTCGCAGAATATGTGCAAACATATTTAGCTACTCAATCAGGCGACATTTTGACCACTGAGGCAGGGGACGGTTTTGAACCTTTAGGTCAGTTTGATCTATCAGATACTGACATTACGGGCTATGAAATTGTCACCAATTCTTACCTTGCAACACCAGGATATGACCCACAAGTCATGCTCCGCTTTTCAGACGATGGTGGCCACACATGGTCAAACGAGCATTGGACATCTATGGGCAAGATTGGTCAGTATTACAAACGTGTAATTTGGCGGCGTTTGGGCATGACAACTAAGTTGCGTGACCGTGTTTATGAAGTGTCTGGCACTGATCCTGTGAAGATTGCAATCATGGGCGCAGAACTTATTCTGAGTCCAACAAATGCCTAGCCCCAATGCTACGCCAACGCCGATCACGCCACCACGGGTGCCGCTGATTGATTCTCGCACGGGTCTGATTGACCGCGCTTGGTATTTGTTCTTTCTGTCGCTTAATAATATTGCCACGGGCGTTGTTGACGATGTTAACCTTGGCACTGATTCAATATCTTTGATTGCAACTTATGATGAGATTTTAAGATCTGTCAATCAAGAATTACAGACTCTGCCGCCAGTTGTTGCCTTACCAGTTCCTGACGTATTGGGCGATTGTTGCTCGGCCTTAGTGTCTCAGCTGGCTGAAATGCAAAAACAAGTTGAGGCTTTGCAAGTGCAGCCAATTGTTGACGTGGGCGTTATCAACGCAGCGATTGCGGGTTTGTCTAGCGCACCGGTAACTGTAACGGCTGATTTTACAGTTGGCACAAGCGCTTGGTACATTAACAACAAGTCAGGATCGACTTGTACGGCGACTTTGCCAACGGCAAGTGCCTGGTCAGGCCGTCAGCTTACGTTTAAAAACATTCAGGCGCAGACCTTGGTGTCAGCTTCAAGTAATGTTGTACCAATTGACAGCGCGACTGCTGGCACTGCAATTCTCTTGGCAGTTGCAGGAAATTGGGCGACAATGGTGTCTGACGGCACAAACTGGATCATTATGCAACAGGCCGCTAATAACTGCCTCTTATTGGAGTAAATCATGACAGTCACCGTAAAAGTATTAGTACCGGCAAAGTTTGCCGAAGCAACCCAAGTTACCCAGTACACAGCGACTGGCGTTACGGCTATTATCGACAAATTTACAGCAACCAACATCACTGGTACTGCGGCCACAATCAGCGTGAACTTGGTCACAGTTACTGGTTCTGCTGGTAATACCAACTTGATTACCAAGACCAAAACCTTGCAAGCGTCTGAGGTCTACACGTTTCCTGAATTGGTTGGCCAAGTCCTTGGCGCCGGTGACTTTATCAGTACAATTGCAGGCACAGCCAGTGCAATCAATATCCGCGTTTCTGGACGTGAGGTGACCTAATGACAACTAAATTGGTAGATGATCGTGAGACAGCGCTTCGCGTTGGTTACGAAGCTACCGATTGGAACGTGCCAGTATCGTTTGAGGACTATCGCGCATCGGTAAAAGATTGGATAATCAAGGCCATTAAACGTGATGACAAAGTTATTGGCGCAGCGTATCGTAAAGATGATGAATTACATGTTTCCATTCTTCCTGAATGGCGGCGTGTTTGGGTTACAAAAGGCTTACTAAAAGAACTTTTTAGTGGCCCAAAAGTAACTACAAGAGTTACACGTGGACATGATTACATGTACGATATATTGAAACGGCTTGGCTTTAAAGAAACTGACGGCGGTATGCTAGTCAAGGAGAATTCAAATGGGTATTGAAACAGCAATTTTAGGCAGCGCCATTTTGGGCGCTTATGGCGCTAATAAAGCGTCTAAAACACAATCGCAAGCAGCTACTCAAGCCGCCGATGTGCAAAAGCAAGTTGCTGATCAACAGACCGCATTACAGCGTGAAATGTACCAGCAGACACGCGAAGATCAAACGCCTTATCGTCAAGCTGGTTATAACGCATTAGCTGAAATGCAACGCACATCTGGTAATGTGCCTGCCGCATTTAAGTTTGGCATGTCCGATTTTACTGCTGACCCAGGCTACGGTTTTCGTTTATCTGAAGGACAAAAAGCGCTTGATCGTCAAGCCGCTGCTCGTGGTGGTTTGATTTCTGGCGGCGCTTTAAAAGCGGCTACTCGCTACGGCCAAGACATGGGGTCACAAGAATTTGGCAATGCATATAACCGTGCTTTAACTAGCTACAACACTGATGTAGCGCGTGAAAACCAGTTGTACAACCGTCAAGCAGCATTGTCTGGTATTGGTCAAACTGCCACCAACTTAGTTGGCCAAGCTGGTCAAAACTACGCAACTGGTGTTGGTAATACTTTAGGTTCTTATGGCACAAACGTGGGTAATTTAATGACCAGTGCTGGCGCGGCTAACGCTGCTGGCCAAGTTGGTATGACCAACGCAATTACTGGCGGTTTGGGTACTTATTTAAATTACACAAACAACAATGCTTTGCTTAATGCACTGCGTGGTGGCGGCGCTGGATATAGCGGCCCTTCAAATGCACAACTTGAAGCACAAATGTACGGTGGATAAGGAATAAACATGGCACTTGATCCAAACATTGCTCTTAACATTAGACCACTTGAAGTTCCAAATCAGTTGGCACAATATGGCCAACTTGCGGCCATTCAAAACGCGCAAAATCAAAATGCTTTGGCGCAGTATCAATTAAGTTCTGCACAACGTGCAGATTTGGCACAAAGTGCTTTGTCTGAAGCATATAGAAAGTCAATTAATCCTGAAACTAATGCTATTGATAGCCAAGCATTAATAAGAAATTTGGCCGGTTCTGATGCTGCACATTTAATTCCTGACGTACAAACAAAATTGTTGGCTGCTGAAAAAGAACGAGGCTTGATTAAAAAGACCGGCGTTGAAACAGCTGAAAAAGAATTGAAGTTAAAAAGTGACCAACTTAATTTTGCTTGGAATGCAGTTGGTTCTGCAACCACACCACAAGCTGCTATCGACAAAATAACCGAAGGTGTTAAGAACGGTCATTTTGACATGAAGACTGCATCAACAGATATACAGCAGCTTCAAAACATGACACCTGAACAGTATCAACAATACAGAGTTCAGAAAGTTATGGGCATTTTGGATGCCAAAGACAAACTTGGTTTCATGTTGCCTAAAGTTGCACGTCAAGATGTTGGTGGCCAGATTGTTAGCATTCAAGACAATCCTGCATTGCCTGGTTACGGTCAACCAATTGCTGGTGGTGCTATAAATAAAACGCCAACATTTGCCGATATAACTGGCCAAGGCCAACTTGGTTTGGCACAACAAAAATTTGCATGGGAAAAAGCCAATCCTGGCTTTGAACTTAAAGAAGCTGAAGACGGCTCAATTGTTGGTGTTAACAAACGCACATTGCAAGCCTTTCCAGTGTCTATTGGTGGCACTACACCAGCTGCAACGCCGATGGCCGGTGCTGGTATGCCAGGCGCTAGATTGCCTGCGCCTGCTGTCCAAGCCATCCCTGGCATGACCAGTGTGTTAGATCAGCAAGCGCCGGCAGCGGCTCCTACAGCTGGTAAACCATTGATGGGCAAAGGAACTTCATTGACAGAAAGCCAAGGAAATGCTGCGGCTTATGGCATGAGAATGAAAGAAGCTGATTCTATTTTGGAACAAATGGCCAAAGAAGGAACGCTTAGAGGCGCTAACATTGAAGCTGTTCCATTTGTCGGTGAAGGATTGGGCAAAATATTGCCTAGCTTTCTTGGTGGAACTAATGCGGCACAACAACAAGTTAATCAAGCAAAAGCAAACTTTGTTACTGCCGTACTTCGTAAAGAATCTGGCGCTTCTATTTCAGACGCTGAATTTGCAAGAGAAGATAAAAAATATTTTCCTCAAGTTGGCGATGATGAAAAAACCATCAAACAAAAAGCTGACGCCAGAAAATTGGCAATTAAAGCTATGGAATTACAAGCTGGACCAGGCGCTAAAAACATTCAACAATATCAGCCAACTGTTGGTGGTGGCCTAAGTGGTGCAACCGCAAATGATCCATTGGGGCTTTTGAAAGGCAAACCATAATGGCCACACTTGCAGAATTCCGCGCCCAGTATCCACAATACGATGCCGTGCCAGATATTCAGCTGGCCGACTCTTTGCATGAAAAATTTTATGCAAAGATGCCCAAGATGGAGTTTTACAAGACCATTGGTTTGGGTTCTGCGGCGGCAATACCAGGCGCTGAAAATGTTGTGACTGGTGTTAAACAGCCAGAAGTGTCAATGCGTGACCGCATCATGGGCGTAATTGAAACGCCTTTGGCAATTGGTGCTACTTTGGGCGGCGCTGCAATTGCACCAATTGTTGGTGCTGTTGGCACTTTGACTAGCGGCAAATATGGCACTCAAGAAGGCATTCGTGCTGGTGAAGAAGCCATGAAAGCTGTGCAATATCAACCACGCACACAAACGGCCAGAGAAGCCTTGGGTGCTATTGGTGAGTTTTTGCAACCAGTTACAAATGCTTTGCCACCAACACTTGGCGCAACTGGCACAACTTTAAATGCTTTAGCTCCTGCTTCTATGATGCAAGCCAATGCAATGGCTCGTCCTGCTATTGTTCAAGCAACTGCACCAGTTCGTAATGCTTTGGCGAATGTAATGACACGCGAACAACAACCAGCTATGGCTGGCATGGGTGCAGCCAATACTGCTGAAGATTTAATGCGCCAGCAACGGTTGGAGCAATTTGGTATTCGTGCAACAGCTGGTGAACGTGAAAAGAACTTGGCCAAACAACAGTTTGAGTCAGATGTTCAGCGTGGCGCGTTGCCTGGCGTTTCTGAAGAAGCCAAAGCTGAACTAGGCAGACAATATGGCGCATTTAAAACTGGTCAAAAACAAGACATTCTTAATCAGTTTGAGCGCATGACCGAAGAAGTTGGCGGGACAATTGACCGAAGCACACCTCGTGCGGTTGGTACTGTCGTTGATAAAGCCTTGGTTAAACAATACCAAGATAAACTTAAAAAAGTTGATGATGCTTATCAGGCCGCCAGAGATTCTGGTGAAACAAAACAAGTTGTTGATACTGCCCAATTAGAAAAATGGTTGTCTGACAATGCGCCAGAGGCCATTTCTGTGCCTCAAATTCAAACCATTGGTGCAAAGTTAGATGCTTTGAAAAAGATAACTGGCAATCAAGTAACTATTGATGACTTGGAAAACATTTACAAGTCTGCTGGTAACTTGGCAGAAGGCAATCCATCTGCTGCAAGATTTATGGGCCAAGTCAAAGGTGTTATTAATGACATGACCGAAGGCGCTGGCGGTGATCTGTATCGTGCCGCCAGAACAGAACGCAAACAATTGGCTAAACAATTTGAAGATGTAGATCGAGTTGACAAATTGTTAAGCACCAAGGCTGGCAAGACAGATCGCAAAGTTGCGCTTGATGATGTGTACAACCATATTGTGACTGATGGTTCATTGGAAGAAATGAGAACTGTCACATCATTGCTTAAAAAGACCCCAGAAGGCCAACAGGCTTACAAAGAATTGCAAGGTTATACGTTGCAAAAAATGAAAGACTTGTTGCTCAAGCAAGGCGATGAAACAGACAACATTCGTTTGAACAACTTTAACAACTTTGTTACTCAGCTTGATCGAGAAGACAAACTTGGTTACATGTTTGGCAAGACTGGCCGAGACACATTGCTTGATTTAAAGAAAACAATTGGCGATGTAATGGTTAAAGAACCAGGCGCGGTTAATTACCCCAACACTGCTGGTGCTGTTTTGCGTGGCCTTGAAGCCTTGCAAAAATTGCCCTTTAAAATTCCTGGCACTAAAACCGCTGCTGAATTTGCTCGTGAAAGACAATACAAAAAACAACTTGCAGAATCTTTAAGTCAGCCAAACCAGTTGGCTCCAAAACAGACAAACCAAAATGCGTTGGTTCCTAAAATTGATTTAACAGGCATGGCACAATAATGGACACTCAAGTTTTATTTAACATTGCGGTCAGCTTGGCTGGCTTTTTGGGTGGCTGGGTGTTGAACAACATCTACCGATCACTTGAGCGTTTAGATTCTGACGTTCGGGCTATGCCATTGAACTACGTCACCCGTGACGACTACCGCGCTGACATGCGTGAAGTCAAAGACATGTTGGCCAAGATTTTTGACAAGCTAGACAACAAAGTAGACAAATGAATGCGCTGGTTTTGGCTACTGCTCATATCATTAGTTTTTTGGGCAAATGCCAAAGCACCTTGCA